TTCTTCTTTCCGCATCTAATAACTACAGGGTTTATATCTCCAGAATGGGTGAAGAGGACCTGTCTACAGTCAGTCTTCCTGAAAGTGAGAGAACTATTGTTTCTCAACAACCTTATATGGGTTCATTGTTTAAATCACAAAATGGTTCAACTTGGGATCCAAGTCAACTTGAAGATCTTAAGTTCACTCTTAACAAGTGTTCTTTCGTCCCTGGCCCTGGAACTCTCAAACTCTATAACCCAGAACTTGGCGTTGGTAAGTTTGAAACTGCCAGATTAAGACCACAACCTCTTGAGTTCTATTCTCATGAAATCAACGTTGGGTTTGGTAGCACCGTTGTTACCAGAGACTTTAGTGTTGGATCTAAGTTTACTCAGGTTGGCAATAGAACGGCCGAAGGAAATCTTGTTAAGTCTCTTGGTGCAATCAAGATCAATACAAGTGCAACGGAAGCTGGTGGAATTACAACCAACAGAGTTGGAACTGGTCTAACACCTTCCGCATCCAACTTCACATATACTGGTATTGCTTTGACGAGTATCACTGGTAATGGATCTGGTGCAATTGCAAATATTCAAGTTGCTAGTGGTTCTATTGGTGTTGTAACTGTAACTAGTGGTGGATCTGGATACGCTGTTGGTGATGTTCTGGGATGCACTCTTGGTGAGACTGGAACTGGAACTAGATTCAATGTAGGTATTATTTCGGCAACAAATAGCGTCATTCTTGATAAGGTTCAGGGTGAATTCACTACATCCTCAGAACTGATGACAGTGAATGCAGTTGGCATCGCATCAACATTGCCTGGTTCGCAACCTTCGGCCATCAATAACACAGAAACTTATAAGGATGGTCTGCATGTTAAGGTTAATCATAGAAACCATGGTATGCACGCCAGAAATAACAGAGTTACAATCTCTGGTGTAACTGGAGTAACAACCACGACTACTGTTTCTGCACAATACTCCAATACATCAACCGCAGATTTGAGTGTTGGATCCGTATCAGTATTCTCTAGTTTTGAGAATATCGGAGTTTCATCTACAAACCCAGGTTATGTGAAGATCAATAATGAAATTCTCTCATACACTGGAGTAAATGGAGCTACTACACCTCAGTTACTCACAGGTGTTTCTAGAGGAATTGATAATACTGTTGCGGAGACCCACAGAGTTGGTGACATCGTTCAAAAGTATGAAACTTCTGGTGTTTCTCTAAGAAGAATTAACAAGACGCATTCGTTTGCTGATGTTAATAATTCTAATGAAATCACTCTCGATAGTTACTTCATTAAGGTTGATACATCTTCTAGTGGTGTCGGAACAGTTAGAGATGGAACAAATAGTTTCCGCAAGTTAAAAATTGCCGAAACCGAAATCACAGGTGGCTCTAGAGCTAAGGCAACTCAAAACATTCAATTTGAAGCTGTAACTCCTCTCGTGGAGTTCTTAACACCAAGAGACACTTCTCTGAGTGGAAGAGTTAGAACAGTTTCTGGAACAAGTGTTGATGGAAGTGAAACTTCATTCCAAGATCAAGGATTTGAGAATGTAAGTCTCAATGGGGTAAACTACTTCACTTCACCTAGAATTGTTGCTTCTAAGATTAACGAACAGAATCAACTGACATCACTTCCTGGTAGTAAGTCCTTTACTATGGAACTGGTCTTCAATACCGAAGATCAAAATGTTTCTCCTGTAATTGATATTGACAGACTTTCTGTTATTACAACAACAAACAGACTGGACCAAAGGATTACAAATTACCCAGACGATGACAGAGTAAATCAAAGATTTGGTGATCCAAATGCGGCGGTTTACATCACTAAGAGAGTAAATCTTGAAAATCCAGCCACACTCTTGCAAGTCAAATTTGCGGGTTATCGTCATCCTTCAAGTGATTTTAGAGTTCTCTATCGATTGTTTAGAGTAGATACACTCGCACAGGAAGCTCAGTTTGAGTTGTTCCCTGGATATGACAATATGACCGACACGACGGGTGATGGATTTGGTGACCAGGTTATTGATCCAAAACTCAATAATGGTAGACCAGACAGACTTGTACCTGCTTCGAACAATCCAGATGATTTCCGTGAGTATCAGTTTACTGCAAGTAATCTGCCAGAATTTGTTGGATTTGAAATCAAGGTAATTATGACTGGTACAAACCAAGCATATGCACCAAAACTTAGAGACTTTAGAGCAATCGCGTTTGCATAATGGAGTATAAAAAAGTTGAAGGTCATTCAGATCTCATTAGAGATCTGGAGACCAACGCGGTGATTAATACCAACAAAACCGCATATCAAGATTATCTCAAAATGAGAGAGGAGAAACTGAACGAAAAACAGAGACTTGACAATATGGAAAATGAAATTGGTGAGATCAAATCTCTACTACATAAGTTACTTGATAAACTCTAATTATAAATACATCTAGAAGAACTAACTCTAAAGAATGGCTGTATATGTTGTAAATTTGGTGGTCGATCAAGGTGTCGATTTTTCTCAAACATTCAATTTAGAAAATAGCACTACAAATAGTGTTTCTAATTTGACAGGGTATACGGGTTCGGCACAACTTCGTAAACATTCTTCTAGCAGTAAATCTTATAGTTTTACTGTATCTTTCCCAGATAGAACGAATGGTGCTCTCAAATTAACTTTGAGCGACACCACAACCAAAAGAATAAAACCAGGTCGTTATCTTTACGATGTAATTTTAACCGATTCCGATGGGAATAAGGAAAGGGTTGTTGAAGGATCTGTTTTAGTACGAGAAGGTGTGACAAGGGAGTAACCAAGTGTCTGAAATTAAAGTTCGCATTGGTCAACAATCTGCAATTAAAGTTGCATCTACATCAGCTGGAGCAGCTGGTGGAACACTAAGTGGCTTGAGTGATACTGACGTTAGTGCAGTTACGAATGGTTCTGTTTTAGTCTATGACGCAAACACATCACAATGGGTAGCTAGTAATACGCTAACCACTGGAAACTCAAAAAACTTAGACATTAACGGAGGCTCATTCTAATGGCCAGTACTATTAAGATCTTTAGATCTACTGGTGCAACTGCTCCTAGTTCTCTTGAATATGGGGAACTTGCAGTAACGGTTGAACAAGGCACAGCAGGAACTTCGGCAAATAAAGCGGGCCGCCTTTTTGTTGGTAATGCCTCTGGTAATCCAGTAGAGATTGGTGGAGAATATACTTACAAACTCATGGATCATGTCCATGGGGAACTTATTAATTCGTCTGTTGCAATTGTTGACAACAGTGGTGCGATTAACGGATGGAGTGTTGCAGGTATTTTGACTGCAACTAGAACATCATTTACTGACACAGTAACTTCAAACCTTAATGTTACTGGTGTTGCAACCTTCTCTCAAGGTCTCTTTCTTAATGGTGATGTTACCATTGGCGATGACCATACTGATACGTTAACGATAAATTCAAGAACTGGATTTAATACAGACGTAACTCTCAACAGAAAACTTTTAGTCACTGGAATCTCAACTTTTACTGGCGCTATTGATGCGAATGGTGGCGCTGATGTTTCTGGTGGTGCCGGTCTTGTTGTCAGTTCAAACGGTGTAAACGTTACTGGCGTCTCCACATTCAACAACAATGTTGTCTTTGGTGGAACCATCGATGTTGATGGTCAGGCAATTTTTGATGATATAACGGTATCTGCCGCATCAACATTCAGTGGTCTTTTAAGTGCAACCAGAGCTTCTATTACAAATCTTGTAGGCACTGCAGCCACCTTTACAAGTGCTCTAACCATGGGCTCTGGTGCGTCCGCGTACACCTTCCCTTCGACTGATGGAAGTGCCAGTCAAGTTTTAACAACTGATGGTAATGGAGTAATTAGTTTCCAATCATCTTCATCATCTCTTGATATTGCTGGTGATACTGGTACAGATACTGTAGAGCTTCTTACCGACACATTAACATTCTCAGGTACGACTGATGAGATTGTAACTGCGGTTACGGATAATACCGTCACAATAAGCCTTCCAGACGATGTTATCGTTGGTGGAGGTCTCACGGTTACCAATAATCTTCTTGTTCTTGGTAATTTAACCGTTGAAGGAACAGAAACAATCATCAACGTCGAAAGACTTGATGTCCAAGACAAGACTATCGGTGTTGCGTCAACATCAACTGCATCAAATACAACCGCTAATGGTGGTGGTTTCTTTGTTCATGCAGGTAGTGATGGTGACAAAACTATCTTCTGGAGTCTTGGTCAAAGTGGTTTCGAAGTAAACCAAGACTGGTTACCAAATGCCGATGGAACTTTTGATCTGGGTAATGCATCTAGAGAATGGCAAAATCTGTTTGTTGATGGTCTTGCAGAACTTGATGATGTCAATGTATCTGCAGCGGCAACAATAAATACACTGAATGTAACAGGTACAGGTACAATCGCAACCGCCGATATTAACGGTGGTAATATTGATGGAACTGTAATTGGTGCTGCATCTTCTGCGGCTGCCACATTTACCACACTTAACTTCAATGAATTAACTGGTGGTGGCACCACAATTAATAACGGTCGCATTGATGCTGGTGATGTTACCTTCACAAACCTGAGAGTAACTGGTGTCTCTACTGTTGCAACTCTGTTCCTCTCTGCAGGGACAAACACGAACGGCGCTGCATACTTTGATGCAAGTGGCCAGTTGCAATCAACCGCAACACCTTCGGCCGGAATTCAAACTTCCAACTTTATTTTGACAACGAACGCTTCTGGCGTTCCTTCATGGACGGATACTATTGACTGTGGAACATTCTAATATTGATGCGAATATCGTTATCGAACTCGCACTGAATAAAGTAATTGAATTACAAAAACAAGTAATCTTGACGGAGGCCAAATACATAAGTCTTCGTCAAGATTATGTCAAACTACAAAATGAACATGAAAAATTAAAAGAAGAATCTAATGCGTGGGGTTCTTCAACTACCACTAGAAAATCGACCACTAAATAGTAGGAAGCTAGTTGTATATTCATGGCAAAGCCTAGCAGTAGACAAGAACTCATTGATTATTGCCTAAGACAGCTGGGCGAGCCTGTTTTGGAAATTAATGTCGATGAAGATCAAATTGAAGATCTTGTCGATGATGCCATTCAGTATTTTCATGAAAGACATTTTGACGGTGTTGAGAGAATGTATCTCAAACACCAGATCAGTCAAGATGACATTGATGAAGCAAGAAGTAATACAGTATCAACAGTAGGATTTTCCTCTCAGGTTTTTAATGGGGAAAGATCTTCGGTCGTAAGTATTAGTGCAGATAATATTACCATTGCAAATCATGGTTTAATCACTGGATCTCCAGTATATTATAGTTTTGCAGGAACTGGACACACATCAATTGGTATTGTAACCACATCTGTTGCTGGTGTTGGAACTACATCGTTCCTTGGTATATCAACCAGCAGTGTTCAATACTATGCGATTGCAGATAATACAAATCAAATTAGACTGGCAACATCAAAATCAAATGCATCAAGTGGTATAGCTGTAACATTTACGGCTGTTGGTGTTGGATCTACTCACTACATTACAACAAAGACGGAGTTTACTGAAGCAAGAAACTATATTGAAATTCCCGATCATATTATCGGTATTAATGGTATTTTCCGTTTTGATGACAATACCATTACACAGAACATGTTCAGTATTTCTTACCAGATCTTCCTGAATGATGTTTATAACTTTAGTTCCATTGAGATGTTGACATATTCAATGACTAAAGAATATCTGGAAACAATTCAATTCCTGATAAGCCCAGACAAAAAGATTAGATACAATAAGAGAGGAAATAGATTGTATCTCGATCTAGATTGGAAGGGTGTTTCATCTAATGAGTATGTTGTAATTGATTGTTTCCGTGTATTGGATCCATCTGAAAATGAAATGGTCTATAACGACAGTTTCTTAAAGAGGTATCTCACTGCCTTGATTAAAAAACAGTGGGGTCAAAATATGAGTAAGTACACAGGTGTTAAACTTCCTGGGGGTATTGAACTAAACGGTCGTCAAATCTACGAAGATGCCCTTAGAGAGTTGGCAGAAATTCGACAGAGGATGACTTTTGATTATGAAGTTCCCCCACTGGATATGATCGGCTAATGGCTTTAAATCCATTTTTCCTACAAGGTTCTCCTGGAGAACAAAGATTAGTTCAAGACCTCATCAACGAACAGTTGAGGATGTATGGGGTTGATGTTTATTATATGCCCAGAAAATTCTTGGGCACCAAGACAATAATGAAAGAAAATGTCTTGGCAAGATTTGATGATAACTATGTAATCGAAGCTTATATTCAAAACTATGAGGGTTTCCAAGGATCTGGAGACCTGATGACTAAGTTCGGTATTAGAACCACCGATGAACTTACTTTAGTCATTTCTAAAGAGAGATATGAGGATTTTCTAACTCCTTTTTACGACGCAAACCCAACACAAGAATTGTTAGTAAAAAGACCAAAAGAGGGAGATCTAATCTACTTCCCACTGTCAGATAGTCTTTTTGAAATCAAGTTTGTAGAACACGAAAACCCATTCTATCAACTTGGCAAACTTTACATGTATCAACTTACATGTGAGTTATTTGAATATGAGGATGAAGTCATTGACACAAGTATTGAAGAGATTGATAATAATGTAGAGGATATTGGATATATTGCAACTCTTACTCTCGCGGGTGTTGGTGTTACTGCCACGGCCCGTGCAGGCATTTTCACAGGCGCAGTTAATCAAATTACATTGATTAATGATGGATATGGATATACTAGTGCTCCAGTAGTTTCGATCTCAACTTCACCGAATGGTAATGGTTCATCTCATGCAACTGCTGTAGCTATTACTACAAGTAACACGGGATCAGGATCTACAACATTCTCCATAAAACAGGTCTTAATTACAAATCCTGGTTTTGGCTATACACAACCACCAACAGTTACTTTCAGTGGTGCTGGAGGGTCAGGGGCGTCTGCTAGAACAGGTATTGGAACCACGGGTGTGGTCTTCATTGATGCCATTACGGAAGGTGGATCTCAATATTCAACCGTACCAGTTGTATCCATCTCCACATCTCCATCAGGTCTTTCTACTGCAAATGCAACGGCTGTTGCCCTTTTAAGTGCCTCTGGTACTGTATCTGCAATTAGATTTACCAACGCTGGATTTGGTTATACCGAGGCACCAACTGTTACGATTGCAGACCCAACTTCTGGTGGTTCTGGAGTTGGAACTGGAAACTTTGTTATCAACGAAGTTATTACTGGAGAAAGTTCTCTGTCCACTGCCCGTGTTAAGTCTTGGGATAAGGATACTAGAATTCTCAAGATTTCTAATCTTTCAGGAAACTTCACAACTGGCGAAATTATTGTTGGAAGTGCAACAACGATTAGCAATCCTGGTATTGGAACTACAGGAAGATACGCAGTTAAGTCGGTTCAATACGATGATGAATATGATGATTATGCAGAGAATATTATTATTGAAAATGAGGCCGATGATGGACTTCTCGACTTCACAGAGACCAATCCATTTGGTACTTTCTAAATAGTTAAAAAAATACCATGATTGGGCAATACTTTTATCACGAGATCCTGAGAAAAACCGTCATTGGTTTCGGCACTCTCTTTAACCAAATTGAAATTCGTCACTCTGACAACAATGACAATGTTCAGAGTAAGATGAAAGTGCCATTGGCTTATGGTCCAATGCAAAAGTTTTTGGCCAAGATTGAACAACAACCAAACCTTCAAGGTAGACCTGCGATTACATTGCCTCGCATGTCGTTTGAGATGACTGGTATCTCATATGATTCAACAAGAAAAGCCTCAATTACACAGACATTCAAAACTTGCAATACTGGTGAGTTAGGGAACATTAAAAAGGTTTACATGCCTGTTCCATATAACATCAATTTTCAATTGAGCATTGCAACAAAATTGAATGATGACATGTTGCAAATCTTGGAACAAATTCTTCCATATTTTCAACCTGGATTGAATATTACTATTAATCTCATTTCATCTATTGGTGAAAAGAGAGATATTCCAATTGTTCTTGAGAACATCAACATGACTGATGATTACGAAGGAAGTTTCGATAATCGTCGTGCAATGATTTCAACTCTGTCATTCACCGCTAAAACATATCTGTTTGGTAAGATTGCAGATAACTCTGATGGTCTTATCAAAAGAGTTCAAGTTGACATGTTTGATGATACAAACAAAGTTACCGCAAAGAGAGTTCAAAGATACGCTGCAACTCCTAGAGCACTTAAAGACTACAATGATGACGCAACAACGGTTATCAATAAAGTCTTTACGGTAAATCAAACAAAGATGACAGTCAATGATGCATCAGGACTTAGCGTTGATGATTACATTGTTATTGATAATGAGAATATGCAAATCCGTTCCATCAGCGGAAACGATGTCACCGTTTACAGAGGAGTTGATGAGACAACCGTATCTGAACACACTTCTGGATCTGTTGTAAATCTCATCAGTGGCTCGAGAGATGCATCTCTCCCTCTTTCTGGTGACGATGCTCTTATTGTTGCAGGTGATGACTTTGGTTTTAGTGAAATGACTTCATTCTATGAAGACTATAAGACCTATTCGCCTTCACAAGGAACTGATGTTTAATTCTGAGGAACAACAATGGCGTTTGATGATATCGGGAAAGCACTTGAAATTCTTAAAGATGACGGAGGCAGTGAGATTGCCCCTGTTAGCGGCGATGTACAAGTCCCAAGACAGCGAGAAGAAAAACCAGACCTAAAAAGAGACTACGAATATACAAGAGGTCAGTTGTATTCGTTGATCGAAAAAGGTCAGGAAGCCATTGATGGAATCATGGAGATCTCGCAAGAACAGGGTTCCGCGAGAGCTTATGAAGTTACTGGGCAACTAATTAAGAGTGTGGCTGATGCCACAGATAAATTATTAGACCTACAGAAAAAAATGAGAGACATCGAGGATCCTAAAGAAAAAGGACCTAGTAATGTCACCAACGCACTTTTTGTAGGATCAACTGCCGAACTTCAAAAGTTACTCAAAAAAGGAAAGTTAGATGACTGAAGAAAGGAAAGAAGTTCTGGAAGAAAAACCAGAAAACAAGAAGAAAGGTTTATTTGGTAAAATAAAATCAGCTGCCGACGACCATGAAGGTCAGTTGGAAGCAATCAGCACTATGGTCAGACTTGGTATCCTTGTCTGGTCTGGTGGTATTTTGACTCTTGCTTACATTAAACTTCCTGCTGCACTTGGTATTCCTGAGCAGAAACTTGATCCTACTTTCATTGCATCTGTTTTCACTGGGGTTCTAGCAACATTTGGTGTTCAGACTGCGAAGAAGTCTGGTGATGGTACAATGAAGATGGGTGGTGCTGGTGGAGTTTCCAAAGCAGACTTAGAGAAACTGATTGCTGCTGCAGCACAGACAGCACCTGCTCAAACCATTCGTATTGAGCAAGCACCTCTTCAGATTGCAACTGCTGCCCCTAAGAAGGACGGCGAACCACCTGTAATGCCTACGGTCTAATACCATGATGTTTTTAACGATGTTTATTATTGGTCATGTGGAAATCGGCAATGGATACTGCCGCACAGATATTATGCTTCATAATGAACCAATCGCAATGGAGTATCCTTGTGAATATTATTCTGAGCTGCATGACCTAGATAATAAGATCAAACTACTTGGTCAATAACATGCAAAAACTAATTAATCTTATCGCTTTATTGTCAGGATTGACATCTGCATCCATTATTGGTGGTGCTGCATATTTGTATTTCCAAAAAGATGTATTAATTGAAGAAGCAAGAGAAAAAGCCGTAGAAGTAGTTACTGAAAATGTAACTAAAGCACTACCTGGATTGATTAAATCTGCAATGCCAGAAATGCCTAAAGTAACTGGTCCTGCAATTCCAACTAAAACAGGACTTCCTATCCCCTAAGGAAAATGGCATGGAATTTAAAAGTTCAAAATGAACAATCCGCCAAACAAGTGAATAATAGTGAACAACGCAAACCAATGTTCAAGTGGGCAGCCCTTAGTGTTGCCACCGTATTTGGTGTTGCACATCTCGGCATTCTTGGACATCTACTGAATAGACAACAACTTCCCATCTTCAATTTACCAGTTGGTAATTATACATCATATCAAGTGGATGCTAGAAAAGATGGATATCGTATTCAATATCGTTCTAATGATCCCTTAGTAATGGGAACTTCTAAAGTTATCGATAAAAAGAACGGGTTCTTTGGTATTGGTGGAAAGACCAATATCATTCAACAACAAGAATACACTATGGATGGAGCAAAACATCTCCAAGGAGGTGAGCTGGGAAAGTTGACTGCCAAAAAGATAGAGTGTATCAAGGCGGAAGGTGGTGGCGAAAATGCAGGGAGAATGGTGGGCGCTAGTGTAGGTGCCGCAGCCGCTCCTTGGTTCACTGGTATTCCTTATGTTGGTTGGCTTGCTGCTGGGTGGGTAGCAATGTTCGCACAAGATAAGGGGGCCGATGTCGGTGGCGATATTGCCACAATGGTTAAAGATTGTGAGGACACTTAATGCCCGAAGTTCCTGATATTGGGGTTCGTGATATCAACATCCGTGAAATCAAACCGAATCCCATTTTTAATCTAGATACACCTAGAGTTCTGGTTCCTACTCCACCAATTACCACATATCTCCAGAAACCCATTGTCTCTTATCCTGGATGTGTGGAAAATGTTGATGCGGTTGAAGATGACCAGAAGATAATCCAGTGTGATGGTCGAATTCCAAGTTATGAACCTTTGAATTTTGAACCACAACAATTCACACCTACCCGTCCAGCAGGTCTGCCAAAAAACAAAGAAGAAAAACAAAAAGAGGTAATCCAACAACTACCGCAGGCGCTCC